CAGCCAGCGTGATGACGAAGCTCGGCACCGTGCCGAACCAGTCCACCATCTGCCGCTCCATCCGGCCTTTCTGCCACCCACCAGCACGGAACATCACCTGCTCGGCTTGGCCGATGACTACCCGGCCCTGCTTGGCGAAGCTGCCTGATGCCCACAGCACGGCGACATCAGCCTCCTGTAGGTGGGCATGGTCCGGGTTGGCCAGGCCGCCTTCACCATCGAGGATGTGCTCGTTGATCCAGTCCCAGACCTCAGGCGCTGGGACGAAGCGCTGATACCCACCCTCTTCCAGCACCTGCTCGAGGTCGAACAACGACTGTGGCGGCATAGGCCTCAATGGCACACCACCACATCGTCCAGCCGCGCCCGCCCCTCACGGGTGATGCCGAAGCGGCCGTTCTGCTCCTGGGCGTACCGGTGGGTCACCAGCGCGTCGAGCAGGTCGTCGCCCCCCCCGTTGTGATCGCGCCACTCCTGCCGGGTCAGGCTGAACTCCGAGGCGAGGTATTGCAGGCCCTGGGCGATGGGATCGTTCGTCACCGCAGGGCCTCCTCGGTCGCACGGGCGGAGATGGTCACGGTTCCGGGCTTTAACCCTTCCCCGCCGCCGCAACGCGGCAACCCGTTCCCTCGGTGCTGGCTGTTGCCCACCTGCCAGCTGGGGCTACCGATACAACCCTCGGTAGACGGGCGCTTGAGTACGGTCATGCGGCGGTGGCCAGCGGCGGGAACAGGCTCAGCTGCTCGAAGCGCTCCACGGCTGGCGGCGCCGGCGTGGCGATGCCCAGGTGCTCCCGGATGTCGTCCAGCACCAGCACCGCGGCCAGCTCGTCGGCCTTGGTGAAGCGGTACAGCCCCACCAGCCAGGGCCAGTACGGCGAGCGCGTGCCCAGCCGCGCCATCTCCACCGCGACCGGCTTGTCCTCGGCCAGGACGAACGCCTGGGAGGTGGTCGGGTCGATGAGCAGGTAGCTGGCCGAGGTGCATGCGCGCTGGTTCTCTGTGATCCGGGGAACGATTCGGGATACCGCCTCAATCGGGCAGGCCGGGTCCACGACGCACAGTGCGCGCGGCTTCCACACCTGCCGGAAAGCGACACTGGTAGTTCTACCGGCTCGGGCTTTGGCTTCAACGGACTTGCTCATGGTTCGAGCTCCCCTGCTGAGTGGGATCACGGTGTTCATGCAGCCGCCTTGCGCTCGTACTTACGGGCGGGCCGGCCCAGCGAGTACCGCATCGACCCGCGCTTGCCCTGGGTAATCACGTGCCCGTGGCAGGACATGATCCAAAGGGACTGCGTGACGGAGAATCGATCCTCGTCTGGCAGCGCTGCTGCTACGTCCGCAGCGAAGTGCCAGCCTGGGTTATCGGTGAGCCATTTGCGGATTTGGGCTGCCCTGGTCAAAACAGCTCCTCCACCCAGCCGCCGCCGTCCTTCTTGGCGCGCGCCATCACGGCGCGGAACCGGAACGGATACTGGTCGGCGGCGATCTTGATCTTGGCCCGGGCGTCGTCCTCCCAGAACCCCTTCACTTCGTGCATCTCGATCACACCGTCGGCGGACATCACGGCGAAGTCCGGGGTGTAGAAGGTCTTGTCGGCCAGGCGCAGCTTCACACCCTCGAACCGGCGCCACTGGATCTCGCCGGCGGCCTGCAGCAGCGCCAGGTGCGCGTCGTAGGCTGCCTCGGTCTTGTTCATCTGGCCGAGCTTGAGCCGGCCGAGCGCGTAGTAGCTCTTCATCATGGGACCCTGATCAGGCCCTGCTGGAACAGCTGCAGCAGAGTGCTTTCGTGGGCGCGCTGCCAGATCTCCGCCTTCTCCTCGCGGGTGAAGCGCCGGCCTTGGTCGAGTTCGCGGTGGCACGCCCGGCAGCCGCTGGCGAAGAAGCAGTCGTGCGCCTTGAGCGCCCCGCCCTTCCCATGCCGGCTCTGGTTGCTGTGGCACGGCTCGCCCGGTCCACCCTGGCAGGTGCCCTCAATCTGGAGGGTGCAGTCAAGCTCGTAGGCCATATCGAGCAGATCGCGGTTTCGGTAGTTGCTGTGCATCAGTACGAGCTCCCCAGCTGACCCGGCTCGTTGCTCCGGGTGCAGGCGTTCCGGTGGTCCGTCGCCTTCGGGCAGCGCTTGTTGCCGCAGTTCGGGCATACGACCATGCGGATATCGGCCAGCGTCAGCGGGCGCTGACTACGGCAGGAGTGGCAATCGCAACGAAGCACCTTGGTCGGCCGCTTCCGCACATACACCCACCGGTACACCGGCTTCCCGTTCTTCGTCCGGCACAGGTCTGCCCAGTAGCCGCCGGCACGGAGCCACTTCCGGCGGAGAGCGCGCCTCTGCTTGGCCTGCGGATCCATGGAGATACCCATCAGGCTGCCTCCTGAACCATGCAGCCGGCCATCGCCTCGATCTGCTCGGCGGTGCACTTCGGCCAGTAGGTCGCGGCTATGTGACGGCACAGCCCGCGCATGACCTCGCGGAACTGACCCTCGTCCATGGACTCAAACGACAGGGACTGCGGGATGCGCGCCACGTAGGATCCGCCGCCGCTGGGCAGCAGACAGGCGATCTCCTCGCAGCCGACGCCCGACTCGACCTGCAGGCGCTTCAGCACCTTGTGCGGGTCCATGCCGGTGAAGGCGTCCAGGTTCTCAGCGCACAGGGTGCCGAGCTGGTGCGCCAGCCGGTGGAACTTCGGGTTCCGCGGTTTCTTGAACTCGGCGAAGACCAGGTCGCCCACGCTGTAGGAGCGCTGGCGCAGCCGGGCGGCGGTGGTGGTGTCGGCCACCCGGAAGCAGCCCTTGTCGACGCGCAGGGCGAAGCGCTCGGGCGCCGGGGACTTGCGGAGCGCGCTCACGGCGACACCTCTGGACCAGCGGGCATTGGCATCCAGTGGGTCGCGTCGTTCAAATGCTCGCCATCCCACACGGCGATGAAGCACTCCATTTCAGGGTGATACCGACCCGACCACGTAACCGGCTCGTCGCGCTCTCCGGTCACGTAAGCACCGAAGATTAGGATCGTGCTTCCATCCTTCGGTGCCGTCGCGATGGGCTGCCACTGCGGCTTCAGGGCGGCACGCACGGCTTCCAGAGCTTCTTCTGCCGTGAACAGGCAGACATCGGAGCCGAGGTGTTCGACCATGTCATCGACGTTCCAACCTGACGCTTCGGCCAGCAGCTCCCGTGCCCTCTTCTCGATGTCGTTCATGCCGCAACCTCCCCGTCGTCTTCGTCGTCTTCGAACTCTTCGAACTGCAGCAGGTAGCTATCCCACGCATCAGCCAAGTCATAGCCTGCAGACTCGGAATATCCGTCGGAGTCATGCGGCCAATTCGGCCAGTGCCGAACTTCCACCATTAACGAACCATCGTGGAACCGGGCGAAGCTGATGTGAGGCTTCCGCACGCCAACGTCGCGCCCTTCAGACGGGGTCGGAATCCAGCTCTTCCAGCCGCTCTCGCTCACGCCGCCCTCCTCTTGATCTCGCTGTCTCGTTCGTCCCAGCCGGCCTGCCACTGCTTCTGGAGCGCCCGACCGTCCTGCCCCATCTCGAAGAGCGGGGGTTTCTCGCGCGACTTGTGCATGTCGCGCATGTGGTAGCCGGCTTCGAAGGCGCCCTGCAGTTCTTGTGACGTCACCACTTGTCACCTCCGATGTCACAGAAGCGCATCGTTTCGTCGATGAAGCGCACCTTCTTGAACCCGGTCGGGCCGTGGCGATTCTTCTCGACCAGCACCTCGGCCATCCCCTTGTCCGGCGAGTCGCGGTTGTAGACCTCGTCGCGGTAGAGCATCAGGATCTGGTCGGCCTCGCGGGTCAGCTCGTCGCTGTTGGCAAGGTCGCCGGCGTTGGGACGCTTGTCACCCACGCGCTGGTCGACGGTCTTCACCACCTGGGCCAGGGCGATAACCGGTATCTGCAGGTCGCGAGCCAGGTTCTTCATCCCGCGCGCCACCTGCGAGACTTCGGTGATGCGGTCGGCACGCGGCACGCTGATGCGCTGGGCGTAGTCGATGAAGAGGCACCCGATCCCGTGGGTGTGCTTCCACTTCCGGGCGATGCCCACCAGCTCATCCAGCGTCACCGCCGAACGGTCGTAGATCCACATGTCGCGGGCGATGGCGTCGGCCATGCCGGCCTGCAGGCGGGTCCAGTCCTCGTCCTCCAGCTGCCCGTTGCGCAGCCGGGTGGCGGCGACCGACGACACCAGGGACAGGCGGCGCAGGGCCAACTGCACGGCGGGCTGTTCGGCGCTGATCACGCCCGGCCGCTTGCCGGCATCCGCCGCCGCCTCGATCAGGCCGCCGAGGAACGCGGTTTTGCCCATGGCCGGGCGGCCGCCGATGATGGTCAGGTCGCTGTCGTGCCACCCGCCCAGAATCTCGTCCAGCGCGGTGAGGCCGGTCGGGATGCCCGGCAGCTTGCCGCCGTTGGCGTAGTTGCGGTCGACTTCGCGCCAGGCCTGCTGCATGGCCTGCTTGCCGGTGTACTCGCAGGCGCTGACGGTGGCATTGAGCGCCAGCAGCCGGCCAGCCGCGACGTCCACGGCGTCGGCCTCACCGGCGCGGGCGGCGGAGACCAGCTCCAGGCCGACCTGCACCGCCTCGCGACGGCGCCAGTTCTCGCGGACGATCTCGGCGTAGCTGACCACAGCCGAGGAGCCGGGAACGTTGCTCGCCAGGTGCACGGCGAAGTCGAAGTCATCGGGGGATGCCTCACCCACCGTCACAGCGTCGGCGGGCTCACCGGCCAGCACCCGGTCGCGGATCAGGCCGAACACCCGGGACCGCTGCGGGGTGGTGAAGTGGTCGACGCTGATCAGCGGCGCGACGTCGTGGAAGCGCATGTTGTCCAGCAGCAGGCCGCCGATCACGGCCTCTTCGGCGAAGGCAGGGGTCACGTTGCTCACAGGGCCTTCCTCCCGCCGCCAGCGGCCTGGGGCAGATGCGGGCCAGCCGGCTGGAACCGCTCAGCACCACGCCGGGCCCAGTTGCGCCACGTGGCCGGCCAATCCGTCTTGCGCCCGTCCTTGCCGGGCTTGGCCAGCCAGTAGTCGCGGAACTTCTCGACCTCGACAGCGATGTTCAGACCCGGGCAGTTCTGAGCCGTCCAGGCGCGCTGCACGTCGTCGAGCTGCCAGTCAGCGGCGAGGCGGGAGCCAGTCGGCGACCGCGAACCCGTCGAAGCACTCGAAGCGGGATTCCCCGTTTCCGGCTCCGAAGCCGCAGCGCCCTGCTCTTCTCTCTTCTGTTCTGTATCTGTTCTGTTCTGTTCTAGGGCGTCACCCTGTGACGGTTGTGACGTCACACCCTTGTCGCGCTTCCTGTCACGGTAGGCGCGAGTCCTTGCGGCACTAGTGTCCGAGGCGAACTGGCGCTTCTCCCAGTTGATGATCTGCCAGGCCGAATCGATGAAACCTTTGCGGATGAAGAGCGCCTTCGTCTCGGCCAATTCCTCACCGCTGATGCGCATCTGAAACGCGATCTCATCGTCACTCAACGTCACTGTGACGTCACTGCAACGCATGCAGAACAGCATCACCAGACGGCGCTGCATGGCCTCGCTCAGCATCTGGACCTTGGGGTCCGATGCGAACTCGGCGTACATGCGGAACCATTGATTGGCCATGTCAGGCAACCTCTCTCAGATCAAGCTGCGGCGAGGTATGGCGCCGGGCTTCCGCCCTGGCCTGCTCGCGCGCGCATCGGGAGAGATGCTCGGCCCGCTCCGACTCGCTGAGCGGCGGGGACTGCTCGGCCACCTGCACGCAGTGCTGCAGCCGCTGGATGGTCTCGGTGCGATTCATGCTGGTGGCCTCGGATGCTTGAGGAGCGGACGATAAACAGAGGGCAACCACAGCTGCCATGCGCCCCGCAGTGGATAACTTGTGGATTGACGCTCACGGCCACCGGATCCCCAGCTTGTTGAGCGTCCCGCTCAGGGCTTCGAGGTGCTTCTGCAGCTCGGCCATTGCCTCGGCCGTCGCTGCCTCCGGGGTGATGAGGTAGCGTTCCATCAGGTAGTGAATTGGCGACACGTCGCGCGTCTCGGCGATGTACTTTTCGAGGTCGTCGATCGACAGGCCGCGCGGCTTGCCCCCGCTGTCGGCACCGGCCAGCTTCTCGCTCAGCTTCGACGGCGCCATGTCCAGGCGGCCGGCCACCGCAGTCACGCCTGCACCGCTGTAGACCTTGCTTGCGATGTGCTCGCG